AGTCTCTTGCAGCAGACGCAGCAGCCGCCAGAGAAGAAGTACGAATGCGTGAGGTGGGCCTGGACGGGTGACGTTTACGACAGGAAAGTGTTTTGTCTTGAGTGGCGTGAAAAGAAATGATCGATCCAGTAACCGCTCTTGCTGCCATCTCCTCGGCAGTTCAGCTTGTCAAGAAAGTCTCTAAGACCGTTGACGATGTGGCCTCGCTCGGGCCGGTGCTGGGCAAGTATTTTGATGCCAAGGAGCAGGCCATCGAGGTTGTGAAGCAGGCCAAGGCTGGCGGCTTCAAGGGGTCATCTTTAGGCAAAGCGCTTGAACTAGAGATGGCGCTGGAACAGGCAAGGGAGTTTGAAGAATCCGTCAAGATGCTCTTCTTCCAGAGTAACAAGATGGACGTCTGGCAGCGAATTACGGCCAGGGCAAAGCAGATGGACATTGATGCAGCGCATGACGCAAGGCGCAAGAAGGAAGCTGCCCAGAGGCGGCAATCTGAGATTGAAGAGGTTATAGCCATCCTGATCGGGTTGGCCGTTGGTGGTTTTGCAATTGCAGTGACGATCTGGGCAGTGGTGAAGGCGACATGACAGACAAGCTGAACGCGAATACAGCCTTAGACAAGATTCTGGGTTATGTGGACTCGCCGTTCAAGCTGTTTGCTGTGATCCTGATGGCCGTCATCGCCTTCGCGGGTTATGCGCTCTACGAGAGTCAAGAGTTCATTCGTGACGCCTACAGGGAGTCAAAGAAACTGCCAGAGATACGAACAGAGCGGGCAGAAGACGCTGCGACGATGCTTTTTAAGCAGACAGGCGCTACGGTTGTGGCGATCTTCAAGGTCAACCCGCTCTTTAACTCTCGCACCTTGTATCGCGCTTTCACAAAAGAAGGCAGAGACAAAAGCATTGAGGACATTGATGTTGGACTGTTTACCCACAACGCTGCGAACAACGCCGATGTGGTCAAGCTGATGACCAACGAGATCCCCTGTGGGGAGTACCGTTACGCTCAGTCAGAGATTGGTCTTTGGTATTTGGAGAAGGGTGTCGCGTTTACCTGCCGCGTCAGCGTGCCGCCAGACTCATATCGTTTTGTGGGGCAGGTTACTGTGGGCTGGGCCGAGCCACCCAAGAACCTTGAGCAGACCAAGTTCATGCTGGAGATCGCCAGCGCAATGCTGACAAAAAGAGGAGGCTGAGATATGGAGTGGCTAAAACAAATTGCACCGACGATTGCTACCGCGATGGGAGGCCCACTGGCTGGCATGGCTGTGTCTGCGATCTCCAAGGCCATTGGAGTCGATGAGGGGAAGGTCGGTGACCTCATTGCCAGCAACAAGCTCACGGCTGACCAGATCGCGCAGGTCAAGCTCGCAGAGATTGAGTTGGCGAAGCAGGCGCAGGAACTGGGTCTGAACTTCGAGAAGCTCTCTGTTGAGGATCGCAAGAGTGCCAGGGAGATGCAAGCGACAACCCGCTCGATGATGCCGCCGATCCTGGCTGGCGCGGTCACATTGGGGTTTTTCGGCATCATGGTGATGATGTTCTTTAACCAGATCGACAGCAACAACCCTGCGATCCTGATGATGCTAGGTTCTCTGGGCACCGCATGGACAGGCATCATTGCCTACTACTTTGGATCGTCTGCTGGTTCGCAGGCTAAGACGGATCTGCTTTCTAAATCAGCGGGGAAATAACATGAAAGACAACTGGGAAGAAGCGATCAAGCACATCCTCAAGTGGGAAGGCGGCTACGTCAATCATCCTGCTGATCCTGGCGGTATGACCAATCTAGGGGTGACAAAACGAGTCTGGGAGGATTGGAGTGGAAAACCTGCTACCGAAGCCGATATGCGAGCGCTCACTGTGGAGATGGTTTCTCCGCTGTACAAGAAACGGTATTGGGACGCTGTGCGCGGGGATGACCTTCCTAGTGGTGTTGATCTGTGCGTGTTTGATTGTGCCGTCAATGCTGGTGTTGGTCGGGCTAGTAAATTTCTTCAGCAAGCTGTTGGAGTGACGGCAGACGGTCAGATTGGTCCAGCGACGATGGCTGCGGTTGCGAGCAAGGAACCCGTTGCAATCATTGCGGATTTCTGTCATCTGCGCGAGGCCCACTACAAGAGTCTCTCAACCTTCGCCACGTTTGGCAAAGGCTGGATGAGGCGTCTGGATGGCATTGAGGCTGAGAGCAAACATCTGGCATAGGCATGGCGACAAACCTCAATCAGCAGATACAGACGCCAGCGCCTCCGAGTATCGGATCGGCGCCGACTCTGTATGACCGCGCCTATTTCGATCAGAGCAACGGCTCAATAAGGACATTCTTCATTAAGCTGATTAACGCGCTGGCAACGATTGCAGGGCCGCGAGGTGGCAAGTACCTAAACACTCCTTACGGAGCCTTCCAAGACGACACAGACCAAGCTGACGGATCAACCGCAGTCGCGTACTATTTTCGATACAACACGACAGACTACTCGAACGGCATCAGCGTAGTCTCGCGCACCGCATCCTTCACTGCATCAATCGTTACCACGACACTGACTGTTTCGGCTATCTCTGCCGGCGCGATCTTCCCGTCAATGCAGATCAGCGGAACCGGCGTTACGGCTGGCACTAGGATCGTCGCGCAGCTAACGGGTACTGCTGGCGGCACTGGGACATACACTGTATCCACATCGCAGACAGTCACATCGACTGCGATGACTGGCGATCTTCCGTCGAAGGTTGTCGTGGCTCAAGATGGCTTGTACAACGCTCAATTTAGTGCGCAGTTCATCAACACGACGAACGATGTTCAGGACATAAACATCTGGTTCCGCAAGAATGGGACTGACATTTCTGGATCAAATAGTCAATTCGGCATCAAGGCACGCAAGTCAACTGGATCAGCAAGCCGGCTGATCGCGGCGATGAACTTCTACATTGAGCTTGCTGAAAACGATTATTTTGAGATGATGTGGAGGGTGTCGGATTCTGGTGTGTCGATGGAGCAATTCCCAGCAGTGACGGCGAGTGGATCGACACCCGACATCCCTGCGACTCCATCCATAATTCTGACTGTGACTTTTGTCTCTAACAGATCGGCGTGAAATCATGGCCTACATTCCTCTGAAGATCCCGCCAGGCGTTTACCGTAACGGGACTGAGTATCAGTCTGCTGGCAGGTACTATGACGCCTCCCTGGTGCGCTGGTACGAAGGAACGATGCGCCCTGTCGGCGGGTGGCGAAAGCGCAGCACCGCGCAGATGACGGGATCGTGCCGAGGGTTTATCAATTGGCGCGACAACTCTGGAGATCGCTGGATCTCTGCCGGCACGCATTCCAAGCTGTACGCGATGAACGAGGGCGGGACTCTCAAGGACATTACTCCGTCAGGCTTTACGGCTGGCAATGCCGATGCCATCGTCAAGATCGGTTACGGATACAGCACCTATGGCTCCTACTCCTACGGAGTTGCGCGGCCAGATCTGACCAACATCACCCCGGCTACGACTTGGAGTCTGGACACATGGGGCGAGTATCTTGTCGGCTGCTCCAACGCAGACGGCAAGCTCTATGAGTGGCAGCTAGGCTTTTCGACGCCGACTCTGGCCGCAGTCATCGCGAACGCACCTACAAATAACGAGGCTTTGCTTGTAACCTCGGAGCGGATTCTGTTCGCGCTGGGCGCTGGCGGCAACCCTCGCAAAGTGCAATGGTGCGATCAGGAGAACAACACTGTCTGGACTCCGACCGCGACGAATCAGGCCGGTGACTTTGAGTTGGCGAGCGTTGGAAATCTGAGGTGCGGCAAGCGCGTCAGAGGCATCAGCATCCTCTTTACTGATGTCGATGTCCACACGGCGACATACATCGGACTGCCCTATGTGTACAGCTTTGAGAAGGTCGGCTCGGCCTGCGGCGTGATTTCCTCGCAGTCCGTGGCGGCGATTGAGACTGCCGCGATCTGGATGTCCACATCCGGGTTTTGGATATATGACGGATATGTCAAGCCTTTGCCTTGCGATGTCTCTGACTTTGTGTTCCAGGATCTCAATTTCTCGCAGGCGAGCAAGATCTACGCGGTCAACAACTCCAAATATGGCGAGATCTGGTGGTTCTACCCGTCATCGCAAGCCACCGAAAACGACTCTTATGTCGTGTACAACTACCGCGAAGGCCACTGGGCAATTGGCGATCTGGCTCGCACGGCGGGGACGGATCGAGGAGTCTTTGCCAACCCGCTGATGGTATCAAGCGACGGGTATATCTACGAGCATGAGGTTGGCTACGCCTACGACTCTGCGACGCCTTTTGCAGAGTCTGGCCCGATTGAGTTGGGTAATGGCGATCAAACGATGTCGGTCTTGCAATTGGTGCCTGACGAGCAGACACTGGGCGAGGTTCAGGTGTCCTTTAAGGTCAGGAGCTACCCGACATCGACTGAGACGACATTCGGTCCGTATACCGCGAGCCAGCCGACAGATGTGCGTTTTTCTGGACGCCAGGTCAAGGTCAGATATACGGGTGTCGCTTTGGATGATTGGCGTGTAGGTGTGCCGCGAATGGAGGCGGTGGCGGCAGGGAAGCGGTGATGGATTCTGAGTTTGATCGGTGTTCTAAATGGCTGGAGGCGGCGTTAGAATACTCTGGAGGAACCCATAGGATTGAGGACATAGCGGAAGGCGTGAGAGAGGGAAGATTTCAATTCTGGCCTTCGCCACGCGCCGCAGCGATTACCGAGATCATTGTCTACCCGCGACTAAAAGCTCTTAACTGGTTTTTGGCTGGCGGCGACCTAGATGACCTCAAAGCGATGCGACCTTTTGTCGAGCTTTGGGCGAAGCAGCAAGGTTGCAGCAGGTCAACTTTCTCAGGCCGGCGAGGCTGGGAAAGAACCTTTATCAAGGATGAAGGCTATGAGCCTAAATGGTTCGTAGTGAGCAAGGAGCTTTGAAGTGGCGACACGACTACCTTATCTTGTTGGCGAAGGCGACATCTACAGCCGGATCATGGGCCAGCAGGCCGCGCCATCCTCAACGGCAAATTACTATCAGGACTTCACTGGTGGCTATGACCCAGGTGTGTATCGGCGCCGCAGGGATGCAGCGGCTGCTGCGGCTGCTGGAGATGGATCAGGTCTTCTTGACACTGGCGGCGGTGGTGCTGGTGATGTTGATGCCTCTAGTGGGTTTTCTGGGAATCCTGCTGATGCCATTGCATTAGGTAATGCGTTGTCAGCTTATGGAGGGTTGCTTGGTGGTCTAGCTCCTGGCGGCTTTTTGGCTGGCTTGATGGGGAAAGGTCTTACGTCGTCTGGCATTACTGCGTTGGGCGAGTTGGAAGCTAAAGCAGCAGAGATGGCAAACGATCAGGCCGCGATGGATGCTCTGGCAGGACTGTCAAATGCTGCTGTTGGAGAAGCAGAAGCGCAGGCCATTGCTGATGCAATAGCAAATGAATCTGGCCTGGCTGTAGCGGCTGATGCTGATGCTGTTGCAGCGCAAGCGCAAGCAATGGCAGATGTGCAACCTCAAGAGCAAGCTATGGCAGATGCTCAAGCTGCTGCTGACGCTCAAGCTGCTGCTGATGCCGCTGCCGCCGCTGATGTTGCCGCGATGGGTGATGTCGGGATGGGTAGCGGTACAGATTCATCAGGAGGTTACGCCGCTGCCGATGGTGTTGGTGCGTCTGGCTTTGACAGTGCTGGTAGTTTTGGATCTTCCGATAGTGGTGGCGGTGGCGGCGGTGGCGGCGGTGGCGGTGGAAAAATCATCTGCACAAAGCTCCACGACTTGGGGTTGATGCCGCGAGAAATCTACGAAGCAGATCAAGCGTTTGGCGCTCTGCTGGTGGCGCAGAGTCCTCAAACGTATGCAGGATATGTCATCTGGGCAAAGCACATCGTCAAATGGATGGAGCGCGAAGACTGGTTCGGCGCATTTGTTCGTCGCGCTGCTTACGCGATCGCTACCCCTTGGTCTGTTGCAATGGCGCAAGAGATGGGGTTGCCCGTTAAGAGTTCATGGGCTGGCAGAGCATTGCTTAAAAACGGCCTGCGCGTATGCCAATTCATTGGCAAAATGAATCAAGTTCAAGGAGTTCAAAATGTCTAAAGGTGGCGGCACTCAGACGGTTACATCGCAGATAGACCCCGCAATCCGCGAGGCGTATCTTGCCAACCTTGAGCAGGCTCAAGGCGTCGCGGCTGCGCTGCCGGTTCGGCAATTCGCTGGTGTTACTCCACTGTACGAGGCCGGCGAGAGGCAGCTTACAAATCTAGGGCTGACTCCGTTTGACCCAAGTGAGATTGCCGCCTTCCAGAATCCTTACGAGCAGCAGGTGGTGCAGCAAAGCCTGCGAGACATTGAGCAGCAGCGCCAGATGGCCCAAGCGCAGGAGGCGCAACGCGCCACGGCGGCTCGGGCCTTTGGCGGGAGCCGTCAGGGCGTGGCGCAGTCGCTCACCAACGAGGCCGCGTTGCAGCAGGCCGCTCGCACTAGCGCACTGCTGCGCCAGCAAGGCTTTGGGCAGGCGGCGCAACTGGCGCAGCAGG